GTCATCTTTCGTGAGATAATAAAATGACGGCCTGAGCAGAATAATGTTCTTCAAAGTTTGAAAATCTGCTGTCCCAAACATACCACTTGGCATGATTTCCTCCAATATGAAGACAATATCTTTAACTATAAACTTTCCATTTGTCACAGTCTCAAGCATTGTCTTTCGAATCAAATAATGGTCATCATCATACCACGGTTGAATAATGTTATCAAGAATTGACAATAACATCATTCTAAGATAAATAAGGTCGAAACCAACATAATCACCAGCAAAGACCTTAGGGCCTTTCCTAAGCAAAGATAATGCAATTTCATGCCAATTAGATCCATAAGGATTAACCCCCACAGCTGAACCATTTCTTATCTTGTTTCTTTTGAACCAAACAAAAAATGACATAAAATACATTCGCATGACAATGATAAAATCAACTGGACTGCCAAAGACAATCCTTGTTAGATATTCCTCTGTCTTATGTAATTTCCTCCTCTCATCTTTAAGGGCAACAGAATTTATCCAAATGGGATGTTCACCTTTCTTGAGAGCATCCAAGCAAAAGAGTACACGTTCCTTCAATTCTTCCAATTCAAGTGACTCAAGAGTATATTCTTGCTCCTTCCCAAAAAACATCTCTTTACCTTTGGTCCTCCTTCTCAACAATTGAGCATAAGGATAACCGGGAGAGGTATTTCTTGGAATTGCATCATAATATTGTTGACCAGGCTTTCCAAGTATGGCTCTATTGAAAGTCAAAATTTCTGGTGCAACATCTTCGTCTGACACAGTTTTCATGTGTGAATACATTGCTTTTGTAATGAGATCGATCAACGTCTCATCTGCCTGAACTTTCATAACATTATAAAGATCTAAAGCATACCACATTGGATCTCTAGTTATACCAGATGATGTGACACCTGCTGTCAAACGAGCAATATTTGTTTTGGGTGAACCCCAAAGACCCCACAATTTTGAACGACGAATTTTTGTCTTTGATGCCATAGAAACTGGAAGATTTGTCTTATAAACAGGGTGTTCTATCTCTGGATATTCAGATATATTACACTCTGTCAAAACATAATCAAATGTTTGAGCAGAGGCACTACCAAGAATTTCCTGAATCATCTCATATGTAATAAGGACACTCACACCTGTCCCATGCTTTTGAACACCACAAACATGCATACCCAATATACGCTTTTCGCTCACTGTATCCTGATGAAGATACAACAGAAAACCACAATCACCTTGTCGAGTGTTCAACGTAT